GCCGTCGATGCCTGAGCCAACAGGTCGGGTCGTTGCACGACTCCGGTCAGAGCCATGCGTACTTTCCAGTCGGCGAGCGAGGCGGTGTCGCTCAACGTTTTGGCGATGGTGGTGACTCGGGTGTAGCCGACGGTCTTGCCGTCTGGTCGCTCGATCTTGTATCTGCCCCATCGATCTTTCGGGGCTTCTTCGATGTTGAAGTCGTCGGTTGTCATGTTTCGCAGGCCTCCTTATGGCTTGGGAATCTTGGGAGTAGGAACCTTACTCGCTTTTCAGCGCATGTCAAGCATTCCTCTTCGGTGTATCAGGGTTGTCGCCGAAGTCAATAGCAGCCAGCAGGGACGCCCATACCCAAGCGGGCATGATTGCGTACCATTCGTCAACATCCATTGAGCCTCGACGCTTCACGATCAGGGTGCCAGTCCAAGCGTCAGCGTTCTCCATCTCAACCCGTAATTCTTCCAACCAGCCTGGAATATCAAACTGCTTCTGGTTCTTGACCTCAATGCAGACACCTGGGACGCCTTCGATGTCGCCTCGGTCGTCTTGCCATCCGGCACGGGAACGCTCAGCATTCACCCAACCCCACTCTTTCAACCATTTGGCGACAGCAAGTTCAGCTGCCGAGCCTTTGCGTTTCTGAGGGGATGTCATTTGTGGCTCCTTGCTTGAACGTAGCGTTGGCGTTCCATCGTAGTCAGACCACCCCAGATGCCATGCTCGTCACCTGCTATCGCATAGTCGAGGCAGGTTTGTCGTACTGGGCAGTATTGGCAGAGTTGTTTGGCTTCGATGATGTCGTCTCTGCGGTCGGAGAAGAACAGGTGATGCCGACCGTGACATTCCGCTAGGTCATGCCAGGCGGGTTTGTTCGGTCTGAATACCTGATCGCCTTCCGACCACAGATCAACGATGTGGACGTTCATCGGGCGGTTGGGTGGCGACGCTTCGCCGCTTTCAACTCGCGTCGCATCCGATATTGTTCACGACGCTTCTGTTCTCGTGCCGGTGCGCTGATCCAGATGTGTGCGAACACGACTGCGACGAGGTTCATGAGGCCGAATAACACCCAATCAATGTCGGTTTTCACTTGGTCTGGGATGTCTTCTGCTGGTGGGAGTATTGCCCAGCCCCACAGTAGAACTACTGCGACGCCGAGCATGATGAGCTTGTTGCGGTTTGGGTTTTCCATGTTGCCCTCCTTAGGGTGTATTCGACCTTAGGGCATACCTGTCCACGAGTGGTGGATGGTCACAAACTCCAATGCCTCAAGCCACCGTTCTCGTACAGGTATTTGGCGACAGCCAAATTGCAACGCACGTCGAAGAGGGCTGAGAGTTTGCCGTATGGGGTGCCGCATGAGTTTGCGGTGACTGTCTTCCAGGTTGAGTTGATCTGGAATGCGCCTCTGTCTTGCGAGCCGTCCCGATTGAGGGTCTTGTTGTGTGCCTTCGGGTTGCATCGGGATTCACGCCATGCGATGTAGGAGAATGCTTCGACGGGGAGGCCGTATTCGGCGATGAGTGGTTCGAGGTTGGGGCAACGCTTCGTTTCGTCTGCCGGAACCCCTTTCGGTAGGGGTGGTTGGGTGGGGCTAGAAGGCTCTCTGAGGCCTCTCAGAACGCCTGTGAGGGGCGCAAGGTCTTGGGGTGGGGTGTTGTTGGGGGTTTGGGCGTAGGCGATGCCTGTGCCGAGGGTGAGTAGGGCTATGAGGCTTGCAGTCAGTTGGCGCAAGTTGTGTCCTTCCTGTTGTCCGATAATGACGCACACCCCAAGGAGGGGAGGGTGTGCGGGCGATCCGAAACCCAAGATAGGCGGGTCGATCAGCCACCTTGAATCTTAGTGGGTGGCTGTCTGCCCGTACTCGGATTTGTAATACAAGGCGATGGCGTTCTTCACGATCTCAGCAACCGAGCATTCGTGTTGCTGGGCTTCGATTCTGAGTGCATCGAGCGTTTCTTGTGGGAGACGGATGGTGAGCGTGGGGTATTTCACTTCGGCTTCTTTGCCGACCCGTCCGAACGTCCATTCAGGTCTTCTTGGATTGCTTGAGCGAACGCATCAAGGTTGAACATCGTTTTCCATGATTGGGAAACTTGTGCTTTTGATGGTGCTGGTTTCTGCTTGCGCTTCTTTGATGCCATTGTGGTTCTCCTTTGGTTCGTGGGTGTTGGTTCGTGGGTGTCGGGGACTCGAACCCCGATGTCGTCCAGTCACCCGATTTGCTTAGTTGATGATTGACTTTTCGGTCACGACCGCGAGAGCAGCAAACTTGCCGTCGCCATCTTTTCTGATCAGGTAACGCAAGTGCTGGTCATATCCGACAACAACACCAGTTACGAGCTGGTTGTCATTGTCACGATATGTGACCTTGACGCCTTCCGCTTTCATGTGTCCCTCCTTATGAGACTCGGGGTGTTTCCCCGATGAGGACAATCTAACACATCTGTAAGACAAACGCAAGTATTTGTTTGAGCCTTATTTCATAAGGGTTTCCAGCCCCAACCCCGACAGAACCGTCACATTCCGCACCATCTGAACAGGGATATGGAACCCATGAATCCCATCCCCATCAGCAATCGACTGCCACACCGTCACATGGCCTTCCTTAGCCCCCTCATCCCCCACAGGGATCAGGAACCCGACCGTCGAAACGATCACCTCACCGTCATCCTTGTATTCGTCCAAGTCAATCCAGCCACCTTCGGAGCAATGGGCATCAGCCCACTCCACCAGGACGACGCTATAGGGGACTAGTCGAGCCATACGACGTACTCCGCAGCAACCCGACCCTTCACAGGGTCAACGAAGTGCAGGCGTTGGGATGGTTGGCCGATAGCTGCGATGAACGCTCGAGCGTATTCGTTGTGGGATTCGGGTGAGCCGGTGACGAAGATGCGTCCCGAGTTCGCCATCGTCAACGTCATCGGCGTATGGAAGTGACCCATGTAGCAGTCGAGAAAGTCTTCGACGACTCCGGTTGACCAGGCGTTCACTTTGCGGAGGATGCCGAAGGCTGGGGTGTTGCCACCGAATGAGTTGATTTCGTCGCCGTGTACGAGGAGGGCTTTGTAGTTGCCGACGGTGACGATCTGATACCAGTCCCCTGACATCTGCCAGGTGACGTTCTTGAGGTGGGCGGTGCGTTCGGAGGCGATGCGGTATGCCATGCGGTCGATGTTGTCGCCTGCTGGCATGTCGCCTTTGCGACCGAGGCGTCCGTGATTGCCGAACTCGCACACCACATGCACCTTCTCAAAGAACCCAGCCAACGAAGCCACCATCGACTCCATCACCCGAGACGCCTCAAACAACTGGTCAAACAGGTGGGCTTCGACCTCGTAGGCCTGCCCTGGGAAGATGCCGATACCTTCCACCATGTCACCACCGAACATCACGACACACTCCCTGACCGGATGATGCGCCCGCTGAATCTCCGTCAACTCGAACACCTTGCTGGTGAACTGCTCCATCCGAGAACCCAACGTCTCAATCCCAAACGACACGGTGCGCTTCCCCAACTGCCAGTCCGTAGCGTGAACCAATGCCACCTCAGCCTTCCCCTTCCGCTTGTCTTTGCGTGGGGTGGTGATGCGATGGTTGGGGACGGCTCGGGCTGCGTCTCGGGCGGCTTGGTAGACGGCTTCTACGAGGTCGTCTGAGCGTTTCTTGGCTCGGGCTTCTTTTTGTTGGGCTTGGCGTAGGGCTTGGCGGAGTTCAGCGATTTCGGCTTGTGCGCCGATGTCGTCAGCGAGACTCATTGAGTTTCTCCCTGATTCGGTAGATGACGCTGCTCGAGATTTTGTAGCCGCGCTTGTTGAGTGCGCGGGTGATTTGCATGGCCGAGATGGTTGGGTCGGCTAGGGCTGCTTGTAGGTCTGTCGCGTCCTGTTTGGGTAGGTCTGCGACGATTTGGTCAAGTACGCTTGGCCGCCCGTTTACGGACGACTTTATTTCTTCGAGGAACTTCCCCATTTGTGGCCTCCTTGAAATGCCAGTCGATGTGTTCCCCTAACTTAGTGTCCAGCCTGTCCAGTTTTCCACCGATCCTGTCGATGGTTTCCATCACTTTTGCATGGTCGTCACGGTTCTCTTTGCGTGACATCATCAGCAGGGTGGTGATGATTCCACCGACAGCTGTGAGCAACGCTGCGAGAACGACACCCCAATCCATCTCAGACCTGCGTCGCCTTCCAAGCCTTCACAGCATCAGGGGTTGCGTCGCCTGCGACGTAGCGAATGTGCCAGGGTTCTGAGTCGAGTTCGTGGCTGAAGCCGTAGAGGTGTTCGTTGGCGAGCAACCAGGCGAGACGGTTTCCGGTGGCATCTTTGATGTCGATGGCGATCCCGAGGTTGTGGTTTGACGTGCCTGGCACGGCCATTGGTGCCATCCCCTTCTTCAGATACCACGCCTTGCCTTTGTAGATGCGTGGCTTTTGCTTCATCAGGGCTGGCTTGGGTGTGTCGGTGTATCGCTGATAGAACCCGTACTCTTGCGTCTCCAACGAGCGGTAGGTGTCGGCTTGGCTGGTTGGGGAGAGGTCGATGCCTGCTGCGTTAGCAGCAGCATCCATAGCCTCGTATGCATCAGCCGCGCAATGGTGAAGTTTCCCTTTGCCTTCGATGCCTCGGAGGAGTTTCGCTGGTAGTTCACCAGGCTTCACCCCTTTCAGGCATGAGCAAAGTTTGACGGGGACGACAGGGTACTTCGACATGGGTTACTTCTGGAACGATGCCTTGATTTCGTCTGCGGTCAGTTCACCATCGACCGAGGCGGCGGCGAGCTTCTGGACGACTGCGATGACAGCCATCGCGCCAGCCATGATCGCTGACTTGGCGACGGAGACTCCGATGACGGCACCGGTGGTGACGGCTGGGAGGGCTGTGGCCAAGAACAGCGAGAAGAGTCGCTGGAGGAGGTCGAGGAACTTAGCGATGGTCGGGTTCTGCTTCACTTGGGGTTGGTTCACTTTCCCCTCCTTCATCGGTTATGGCTACGTTCAACAAGTGTAGTGCGAACCCGAGAAGCGTGAACAGGAGCGCCCACGTTTGGACTGCTCCTGAGAGGGTGATGAGGGTGATGAGGGATGCCCCGATGGTGAGTCCGAGGGCGAGAAGTTCCTTCGTGATTCTGCGTATCATTAGCCGTTCCGTCTACGCAGGACTGCCGTTGCTGCTCCCATTGTATTCGCAACCGCTACCAGCGTCACTCGTTCGGCGACGCTGATCGTTTGACCGACCATCTTGTAAGACGACCAGAGGCCTGAGAACACGTTGACGTTCTCCTCGAACGCTTGTTTCACTTCGTCGGGTGCTTCGTCGAGGGCTTGGATGATGAGGGCTGCCTGGTCTTCTGTGACGGATTCCTCGTCCAATGAGGCGAATAGAACTTCGGCTTCGATGGTTGAGAGGGATTCAACGACGGAAGGATTGATGGCTTGTTGGAGAATCTGCTGATTGCTCATGTCCGGTTGAATCGGTGGCACGGTGGTCGTTGTGTCTATGGCGAGCGTCGTCGAGCTGCTCGTCGTATCAGGAATGGTGGTGCTGGGGAGGCTGGTTTGAGTGACCGTCGTTTGAGGGATGGTCGTTGACGGTTCAGGCTGGGTAGTCTGAGGGGGCTGGGTTGTTACAGTTGTTTCAGTTGGAGGTTCGGATGTTGTCGTTGTGGTGGTGGTTGTCGCTTCTTGGGTTGTGGTTGGTTGAGGCACCCAAGCAGGTTCTGGTGCTTGTGTTGTTGTCGTGGTTGTATGTGCGACTGTTGAGGTCGTCGAGGAGGAGCTTGTAGTTGTCTCGGGCTGGCTGGTTGTAGTTGGTTGAGGTTCTGTTGTGGTGGTCGGTTCAAGTTCGGTCGTTGTTGTGGTCGGCTGACTGGTTGAGGTTTCCTGAAGCGTCGTAGAAGTAGTGGTGGTGGCAGGGACAGTCGTTTCGGGGACAGTAGTAGTAGAGGTCGTCGTCGTCGGGGTGGATTCCGTTGTATATGCCCATGCTGGAACTATCTCCCAATATCCGTCGTCGATCTTCCATGCCAGCATAAAGCATGTGCCGCCACCAGCCTCATAGAACCAGCCGTCAATCTCATATTCGCCTGGCATAACGGAAAGCGTTATGGTCGACGACCACGAACACCCCTTCTCATCCCAGGTACCGAACTCCTCCCCAGCAACCTCAACCACCCCACCATCATCAGCGGCCACCATGAACTCAATCGTCTCATGCTCAGGAATCTGAATAAACCCCTGATAATGCAACATCACCCAATCAGCACGACACCCACCAACCGACCCCCCACCCCACGACTGATTGATGTTCGGCTCGACATAGATGTTGCACACCGGATACGTGTCATCATCCCTGATCGGATTCGATGTCGGAATCTCGTAGGCCGTGACGATCAGACCAGGCAACACCTCAGCCTGTGCAGATTGTGGAAAGAAGGCGAACGCTAAAGCAGGGAGTGTCAGCAGCCAGCGTGTGTTACGCACATCGCTTACGCTTCAGGCGACCATTCCTCAGCCGTGTTCCCCTCAGCAACCCAAGCCAGATACGCCTGACGCTCTGACCCTGTGTTGGTTTCAACATCAGGAAACGATTGAACACCACCGTCTGGCAGACGCCTCAAAATATGGCGTGTGGTTGTTCCAAAAAGTCTGATTTCTGTGTAGTAATACATCACAACTCCGCACTAAATGCCAAATAGCCACTCGTCGTATTGTTATTTCGCAAGACAACAGCATCTCCTTGAGCGATTGCAGATGATGCAATGTTGATCGAAATACCTATTGAAGTTTGACCAGTTTGGGCGATGGTCAGAGACGTAACCGCATGATTATCAACACCTGGGTCAAGTATTACGAGCGATGAATATTCAACAGATGTTGCACCAGTCCTCATAGTTACAGGAACATGTACCGATCCCTCAAAAAGAGTTGAACTACCTGATGCCAAAACTGCGTAATTGCCGTAGATGCTTCCAGGGGTGTTCCGATAGTAATAACGCTGACATTTTGCGAGCGTCACCCCGTAGTCCTCGAACTCGAATGGTGTTGCTACCGCACCAGCCTCCAACTGCACACCCGTCACCTGCCAATAACGATTGATCGCCCCAGCAAGATTCGTTCCACCGACCGCACGATTCGCATTCGTGCGTGTACCCCAAGTCGTTGCAAGGGTTCCGGAAGTGTAATCGCTTCCTGCGCCAAGCCAAAAAATCAACTCAAGCGACGAAGCATTGTCGTTATCAAACGCTCCAGTCGTATCAGCGGGGAACGTGACAGTTTTCTTTTCCCAAGTTCCCGCAACAGCAATCGAGTACGCAGCCGACACCGAACGAGAATTATCTGCATCATTCAATTCAACGATGTATGTACCAGTTGTTGAACCCTTCACCCAGAACGTAAGACTGAACTGCTTGGCAGATGAAGTTCCTTTGAGAAACTGTTGAACATTTTGACCCTCAAGATTCTGAGTGAACAAAAGCACATCGCCAGCGGCAGGAGAAGCATCGGCTGTTGTACAAAGCATCTTCAACGACTTGCGAAAACCAGAACCAGTAGGAGCGTCGTTTTCGACTGATTGCGTCCATGTTCCAAGGGAAGATGCAAACATATTCCATCGGTCGGCCGTGAAATATCCAGCACCAGTAAGACCAGTACTTGATGTTCCTCGTTGCGCAACCTGCATCGCACCATTGATAATCACGTTACGGTTCGACAAAGCCTGCTGGCCGATGCTTGATCCGAGAACATTCACCCAGCCATCGGTTGAACCGGTGTAGAGCCAGAGGGTGTTGGTGTCGGTGGTGTAGGCGAACATTCCTTCAGCGAGTGTCGGTTCGCCAGCTCCACCGAACGCCGCGTCACGCGCACTCACCGAATCGAACTTCATGATGGTTTGATCCATCAGATAGGTGTTCACCTGGGCGGCTGTGAGAACGTCACCGCTATTGAAAAGTTTTGCGCCTGCGCCTGCCATAATGCTCCAATCCTAGCCGAAAACGAAACCCACACTAATACAACGCATACGTCGCATCATCCAACCCAGAGGTGTCCAACACGAACGGCAACAGCACCGTGATATGACCAAGCCTCAACCGAATATCATGCCTGCTCGGGGTCACAACATGCTGAATCCCCTCAATCACCACATCCTTTGTCACCGTTGACGGGCTGCCTGTTGCGAAGGTTTTGGTGACGGTCAGCACATCACCAATCTCCAAGGCGGCCATCGTCTCCGTCTGACTGTCAGACAACGGGTTGACCAGAATGTTCACCTCATCAAACCGCACCTCAGGGTTCTGATAGAAGTCGAGCAGGCTGGCAGCCAACGCCGATCCAGCAGCATTGTCGACGAGCGGGATGTCGGTGAGGGAGAAGTTTTTGATTCCGTATTCGGCTTGGGAGGCGGTGCCGTTTGCGATTGATGAGGCGGTGCCACCGGAGATTTGGACTGCGACTCGGTTGAGGACGGTTTCGGCTCCGTAGATGGTTGAGAGGGCTGTGATGGGGATGGATGTGATGGCGGTGCCGCCGAGGTCGGCGACTGCTGTGGCGAAGGTGTCTACGATGCGTTGGTCGAAGTTGACGTTGCCGTTGCGGTCTGCGAAGAGGCGGCCGTTTTCTGCGAATTGGACGGCTTGGAGGGCTTGGAGGACGTTGGTTTGGTCTTCGTATGGGATGGTGCCGCAGGTGGCGACTCCGGTGGAGATGGATCGGAGTGCGGTTGACCAGGCGACTTCTGGTCGGTCGAGGATGGCTGAGATGCGGTCGGAGGTGAGTTGGGTGGATGGGGTGAAGGCGTTGAGGTTGGTTTGTCCGAGTTGGGCGAGGGCGTCGACTGCGAGGATGGTGGCGGTGGAGAGGTTTGGTTCGTCGTATTCGATGTTGAGGTCGTAGACGTAGCCTTTGTAGAGGGGGGTGGTTCCGGCTGAGCCTCCGTAGATTTCGATGGGGCGTCGTGGGGCGATGCCGAGGTTGCCTTGGTACCAGGGTGAGGCGGTGTTGAGTGGGTCGAAGTAGCGGTCGGCTGCTCGGTCGTCGGCGATGATGGAGAGGGTGCCTGGATTGAAGGTGTCGAGTTGGCTGGTGCGGCCTCGGTTGATGTTGATGGATTGGACGTATTCGGTGATGTCTACGAAGTCGGTTGATCCGTCTAGGACTTCTACGCCGTCTAGTTCGGATCGGTCGAGGGTGAAGCCGTTGGCGATGAAGCCTACGTCGAGGAGTACCTTGAAGGTTTCCCCCCAGTTGAGTGTTTTTGCCATCGGCTACCTACCGAACAATGCGCCGGTCGAACCATTCGAGAACTGAACCCCAGACACCGTAGCGTACTGACGCAAATACTCAGCGATCTCAGCCCCAACCTCCTGACCAGATGCACCCAACCCAGCGTTCACCGTCACCGCAACCGTCGGTGCTGCGACAATACCGGCACGAGCAGCACTCTGATTCTGTTGAATCGAGGCAAGCTCGGATGCAAACGGGTTCGGCACACCAGCCGACACCTTCGGGAACTGGCTCGTCAAATCCAACTGCACACGAAGCGACTCGTTATACGCATCCAACGCTTCACGCTGAGCATCAATAGCCTCAGCCACACGCTTCGTCATATCGGCCTCACGTTCTTTCGCATCAGCCAAATCAGAAGCCAACTCCTCATAGATCGCAGACCCAGGGATCGCACCCGACACCTGCTCATTCAAGAACCGTTGAGCCTCACCCAAATCCTTCGTCGCCTCATACTGAGCATCCGTCGCATCCGACACAGCCAACTTCGCCTCAGCCAAACGAATCTCAGCCTCACGAATCTTCTGCGGAGTCGACTCAGGATCTTTACGAACCTCAGCCAACTCCTTCTCCGCATCCTTCACCGCAAACACAGCCTGCTCAACCCTGAACCCAGACCGAGCCACATCACGCTGAGCCGCATCCAACTTCCGTTGAGCATCCTTAGCCTGCTCAGAATCCGCACCATACCCAGCCACCGCCTGATTGAACGCAGCCTGAGCCTTCTCACGCTCCGAAGTCGCATCAGCCAACGACTTCTGCGAATCAGCCACAGACTCCCCAGCCGACTTCAACCGCTTCGACGCAGCCGTCGACTTATCAATAGCCTCAGTCAACATCTTCAACTTCTCAGCCGCAGTCTTGACGGTCTTAGCCACCCCACCCTTACCGCCACCACCACCCTCACCGAACGTGTCAATGGTCGCCTCACCGGTTGCGTTCAACTGACGCTCAGCCCGATCAGCCGTCGTCACCTCACGCTTGTAGTGATTGATGCCGACAGCCAAAGAATCAAACGCTGAGCGCAGAGCGTCGGTATCAATGACTTCTTTCGTGGCGGCAGCGAACGACTTGACGGCACCAACAACATCACCCCTGAGAAGTTGGAACTGTGCTTTCGTTACGTTGAACGCTCGAGCCGTCACATTGACGAACTCTGCGACACCGATTGTGATTGCCCTGAATGCACCGATCAGAGCAGGCGCACTCTTCCCAGACTCGTACACCAACTGCTGAAAGGCGGCCACCAGCCCCTTCTCCCCAAGAACCGTTGTGATGCGCTGAACCGCAGGCACCACATTCGTCACAATGAAATTGGAGAACTGTTGCAGATACGGCAACAAGGCCGCCCCAACCGTCTCAACAATCTCACCGAACTGACCTTGCAGAATCTTCAACTGACCTTGGAACGTGCCAGCAGCAGTCTTCGCAGCACCACCAAACTGATCGTTCAGGTCACGAAGAACCTGATTGAAATCCTTTGACTTCTTTGTGTTCTCATCAATCGGAATACCGAGCCTGGTGAGTGCGGTGAATTGGCCATTCGCACCTCTAGCCAACGCGATGCTGACGCTGTTCAAGTCTTTGCCTGTAGCGGTGCTGATATCCATCGCAGTTGACAAGAGGTTCTGTGCCTTGGTCAGGTCACCAGTACCACGAACAAGAATTGAAAGAGCGTCACGAAGGTCGGTATCCGAGATACCGGTCAACGCCTGTTGCTCAGCAATCAACCGCTCAGTCGAAGCAATCAATTGATCCGAAGCACCAACCGTCTTCTGCAACTGATCCGCCAACAACGCCTGACTCTTCTGATCCTCAGCCGCAGCCTGCGTCGCCTTATACAACGCACCAGCAACCCCAACCACCGCAGCCGACACCCCAGCCGTCGCAACCGCAGCCCCCGTGAACATGTCCTTGAACGACCGACCAACAATCGTCCCACTATTGCCAACCCCAGCCAGCCCGTTATTGAGCTTCTTGAACCCATCGAGAGCCTTATCGGTATCAGAGACGAACCGAACAACGAATGTACGCGCACCAGCCACGCGCCGATTCTACTTCAACTGCGAATACAGGCTTTCCCACTCAGCAAGCATCACCCGATACAACTCCTTACCCTCCAACCCAGCCCAACACGACACATCAGCAGAAGCCCACCAACCCTCCGACAACATCTCCGCACCAGCCCGAACCCTCCGAGGATTCCTAGCCTGACGCACCACAGGCTGAGACGAATGAACGTCATCCCAATCAAACGACGTATCAAGCAGAACACCCGAACCCTCATGAAACTCAAACGGTGCATCAGGCGCATGCTGAGGCAGATAGAACAGTCGGGCAGGGTCTTTCGTTTGTGGGTCTGCTGGAAGGTTGAGACGCTCAACCATCTCCAACCACACCGCCCGCCATAACCCAGCAGGCACACGCTCAGCCAACGGCAGAACCAAGTGAAAGTGCGGATCATCCAACCGATGCGAATACGTCGAATACGCAAACCACTCCAACCCATCCAACCGAGCCGACTCAAACGACGAACCATCCAAGTCCACCACCAACGACTCCACAAACCGAACATTCCTGTTCCCGCGAGTCGTGTTCTCGTAATAGGTGACAGGCGACCACAACGCCCCAGCCGACTTCACCTCATTCTCCTCATGGAACGACAGCAACTCTTTGAGCTGCGACCAGGATGATGCCAACGGCTGAGGCTGAACCGCCTTCACCGAACTAAACCAAACCGCCATACCAAGCCCTCCTCACCCCCACCCTAGCCAACCGGCAGGCAAAGTCAACTAATCGGCGAGAGTCTTGAGAACCCTCTCTATCGCAGCCAAATAGTCCTGGGCAATCTTGTCCTTCATCTTGCGAACCGTAGGCCAGAAGAAGTAGCCCGATCTGCCTCGATGCCTCAAGAATTGGCGGGTCGTGGGTCGAGCCTGTCCACCGAACTCGGCACCAAAGAACACGTCACCCCGAGTCACCTTTTTCCCACCGTTCTTGGTGCGATCCCTATTGGGTCGAGAAAGGGATACGAAGTTAGATGAGCTTGAAAGTTTGACGGCAGGGATTCGGTCGTTGTAGGCCTTCATGCCCCTCATGACTTCGATGGCTTGACGGTTCCTAGTGACCGTTGATGCCTCCATCTTGGCTTCATCAATGATCTGCTGTGCCACCATTCGGGAGGCTTCTCGCATGTGCGAGTTGAACCGGTCGTCCATCTTGGCTGCTTTGCGGAGGAAGTCGGCGAGGCCGTCAATGAGGACGGCAGGTTTGCCTGACTCAGGCTTGATTGAAACGTAGGAAGCGCGTCCGAGTGGGACGCCTTGAAATGCCATAAGGCGAGACTACCTGTTGAGATGGACGGCTCTCCATCGAAGATAGCCGACCATCGTGTACAGCATTCTGGGTGATTCAGCCAGCAACACCGACGGAGCGATACCTGTCTCGCAAGACAGATATGCGATCAGCCAATGGGCTGACTGCTCTCCAAAGGGGCGATCACGGCTTGCGCTGCATCTCCCAAAGTCATCGCCTCTTGCTCGTTGCACCAGGAGTCAAAGTCCAACCCTGTCTTCTTGGTGCGATGCTCAGCATGCCAAGCAAGGAACGCGAGATCGGTGAGCGACAAACCATCCTCAAACTTCGCGACACTCTTGCTGAACTTCTGCTCGTAGGCGATGAAGTCTGGGAATGTGGCGATGACGATTCGGGTTGAGCCGTCGGATGCGCTGACCACTTCAAGTGGCAGTTTCATTTGTTACCTCCGCAGGTAAGGGTTGTGATGAAAGTTATGCGCCGGTGCCGGTCTTGGTGACGTTGCCGTCGATTGGCCAGGTGATGCTGGCGGTGGCGAGTTCGCCGACTGCGCCTGCGACTGGCGTCCACGAAACGGGCAGGACGTTGAATGCGTACTGCGGGTTGCTGGAACCAGCAGCGGCGGTGCCGTTCGGCTTGACGGTCATCGCAACAGGGGTGCCTGCGGCGAATGCGTCGTAGAACAACTTCTCGATGGTCGGGTAGTCCTGGTGGAGATCGATCGTGACCGAGTGATCCTTCAGGCCTTGGATGCGGGTGACTGCACCCGACGAACCGAAGTTCGTGGTTGCGATTTCCGCTGCCGTCAGGTTGAGGGTGACTGCTGCGACATACGAAGAGATGTCAGTTGCAGCGGTGCCGAAAGTGACATTGACATTCGTCAGAACTTGCTTTGCCATTGTTGGTGACTCCTGCCTTCCGGCACTAGAGGGGTTGGATTACAAACCCCAACACTACACCCCAACGCTTCACCCTCTCAAGGGTTAGGCGTACACAACCACCCTGAAGTCCACCATCAGGTAGGTCGTATCATTCCCATCCATCGTTGAGATGTTTGAGGCGGTTTCGACGATGAGGTTCTGTACGACACCGCCGAGCGACTTGTCAGCCTCGATCGCAGCTCGAACCGAAGTCGCACCCTGATAGGACAGATACCCGTCTAAGGCGTTCTGGGCTGAGCGTTCCGCAGCGCGACCCACCACCACCGACACCGTGAACGTGTGAATAATCAAGCCTCCGCCCATCGCACCGTTGTAGGTGATGGATTCCAGCATCGGCCAAGCGAACGGGGCATTGATGTTGTCCGGCTGCTGAGCATACGCACGAAGCCCAGGGATGGTCGCCAGACGTGTCTGGAGGCCTTCTTTGATTTGGGTGACGGTGGTTGCTGCGCTCACGCAAACATCCGCATTCGTCGATACGGTTCGACGAGCTGCGCGACATCAGGGTCAAGGAAGCGTGACACACGGATCGCACCGATGTCACCGAACCCAGCCACCCCGAGTGGCGAGTCGTAACGCTTGAAGATTCGTGACGCCTGAATGATCGTCGCCTGCGTCACCGTCGAAGGAACCGAAGGCCAACCGAATGTCGCAGTCACCTTCACCAACGCCTGCTCACCGTAGTTCGCATTCAAGGTGGGGAATAGATAATCGCCGACAGCGCGAATGCGGTCGTATGGCCAAGTCAAACCATCCAGCACACCGTTCAACGGTTCCAACTGATAATCGGTTGTCGTCCAAGTGATGTCAAACACGCCGTCACCGAGGCTTGATGTTTGGAGCGTGATCGCTGTGCCAGACACGTCATCAATCGAGCAGGTGAACTCTGACTCAGCGGTGAAGATGCGGGAGGTCGCAGAAGCGACAGCCCAGAACTGGCGATTGCAATACCCATCAATGAGACGGCTCGCAGCCTCAGCACAGTTATCAATCAGGTCGTCATCAAGCGTATCGGCTGTACCGATTCTGAGGGCGGCCTTGATTTGATTCCTGGTCGCGTAACCGTTGGTAATCATACGGCTCTATGCTACCCCACTCGGTTTAGCAAGAATCCATTGGTTGTTCTCACGCAACTCAACATCCACACCAACTTCATCGGTGAACACCTGCACATCCCGACGCACCGCCACCCAATCCCAATCATCCCCCATCAACACCCCACCAGCCGACAAAATCGACCACGCCATGCGCAACTCCAACAACGTCTCCCCAGCCTCATGAGCCGAATCCAAATACACCACATCCGGCAACCCACTCAAATAGCCGATCTGATGAATACGCTCCAGAAACCGCATCCCCACAATCGAAGTCGCATGAATCGGATGAATCCGATGCGTCAAACCAGCCGCCACCACATTCGCCGCAAACCGCTCAAAGATAGTCGGCCTACCATTCCGCAACTGCAAGAACCGCCAACCCCCAGACTTAGCCAACTCCAACTCCCAATGATGCATATTCACATCACCACAAAACGGGTCAACACACACCACCGCACAATCCAAACCCTGCGCCTCAATCCGTCGAGCCACCTTGATCGCCGACCCACCCAACATCGTGCCAAGCTCCAACCAGAACCTCGGCTTCACACGACCTAACACCTCGTCAATGACCTGATCGGTGATGTGCGTATGTTCATACCTGTCGTCGGGTTCACCAGCGTCGGCGTAGCAATCCTGCCCCAACGCAAACTGGCGCAACTCATCAAGAATCAAGACCAGGTTCCCTTGTATTTGATGAGATAATCGTTCTCCAGTACGAGGTTGATTCGACCATACCGTTCCTCTTTGCGACCCCGAGCATGCCGATCCGTGAAATCATTGAACAACAGATGAGCGGTTGGCTCAGCCTCATGATACGAACGAGTCCATTCCACCTCAGCCCGAATCGAATCCCTCTGCGTCACCGGCGAAAACAGGTGAACCTTGCTGAGCGTTTCCCGTGTGTAGACACCCATGAACATCCCGAACCAGCCAGGATCATTCGTCAACGCCACCGACCCAGGATGACTGAACGCCTCATCAATGAACGACCCATCTTTGACTATCACCGTGTCATGCAGGAACAGAAACCTGTCAAGGCTGGTGTTCTCATACAGCCATTGAATCTTCCCTAACTCCCACGTCCCAGCCTGACGCAGAATCAGAACCTCACGATCAGCCAACGATTGCAAACAGTCCGACAACCAATGCTCACGCCCTGGTGTCGTAGCAACAACAACTATCTCTCCCATCCCAATTCCACCCTTCTATCCAAGTCCCACTCCTCATGAGCAGGAACACCGTTCGCCCAACGCTTCTCATACAGCATTTGATTCGCTTGAAACGATCTACTGTTCGCCTCGGCCAACGACGAATCAGATGCGATGGTTGAGGAGTTGTCGTGATTCACTTTCGCTGATGAGTGGACGATGGGGATTCCGTGTGCTCGCGCTCGACGCTCGAAGTCATTGTCCTCAAAGTAGGCGGGATGGAAGTTCTCGCAGAACAGGCCGACCTTGCCGACTACGTTGCGTCCGACATGGGCGCAAGCCCAGCCTGGACGACCGGCGAGGGTGATCGTGTCTGGGCTGCATTCACCGTGAAATTGCTGTAATGCGCCAGGCTCGAACCAGGCATCGGAGTTCAGCAGCAGCCAACCGTCCTTGCTGTAAGGGGTGGCTTTGATGCTGAGGTTCCATGAGGTTGCGACCCCGAGGTTGCTGGGCATTGACCAGATTCGGTAGTCGTCGATTTGGCGATGATCGACGAGCCAGGGGCAACCCCACATGCTTGCCTGTCCACCGTTGTCAATGATGATGAGGGTGTCTACGGGATAGTCGATAGACGCTAGGCATCGTTCGAGGAGGTCATATCGGTTCAGGACTGGGATGACGATGACCGGCACCATGCCGACAACTCCTTCATGATTGGCTTCCAATGAGCCTCATAGACGCGATCTGCGGAGTATTGGGTAGCAAACTCCACAGCGGCCTTATCCGCCCCTCTAGGAGCCTCGTAGGAGGCTCTCAGGGCATCCACAATGGATGGCACCTGTGGGGTGCAGAACCAAGCTTTCTGAGCCGCATCCCAGAACGGTTGCGTCTCCACCTTCCAACCCGACCCAACCAACTCCGGCTGGGCGGTGTAATCCGACACGATCACCCGAGTCCCACACGCCTGCGCCTCCACCACAGGAATCCCAAATCCCTCACCCATCGAGCAAGCCAACAACACATCGGCAGCCGAATAGATGGCGGCTAGCGCACCCTGCGGGACACTCATCCGATACGCGTACTGGTCGATGATCTTGTATTGCTCAGGCTTCAACCCGCAAGCCTCCAACAGATGCAGCAGATTGATTCCACCCATCGAACCCATTGACTCGGTATGCAGATACAGAATCGCGTCAGGTCTGGTTTGAGCAAAGACAGCGAACGCCAGAATATTCTCAGCGAATGATTTGCGTGACGGGTTCACACCCTTGTTCGCAGAGTTCATCATCACCACAAACTTGTCCTCAGGAATCCCCATCATTTCCCGACCAGTCAACTCCTTCTGGCCGTTGCTCCATTTCGGGGTTGGCTTGAACACATCCTCAATCCCGTGAGGCGCATAGAAACACTCAA